TCATCCCAGTTGCCACGCCCGCGCCTTGTAAATCTTGTGACAACTGATTACCCCTATTTGGGTTAGGCATCTTAATATTTACGCCTGTACTATTAAGAATCTGACCAATAAACTGCTGTATAACATCTTGCGGAACTAACGGCGGTTGCATTGTCGCATATGGGGTCAATAGTTGTAGCAAATCAGTCATCTTATTCTGTGCAAGCTCTCTCTGTAATAAACCAGAAGCTCCACGTGCAATAACCTTAGCGTCTGCTTTAACATCAGGGTCATCGCTAGTAAGCATATTATAGTCGTAGTACATCTGCACTACTTGCTCAATAACATCTTTATCAATATGTAATGCAACTGCTTTAATACCCTTAGCTGCATTACCCATCAACATACTCAAACCGCCAAGAGTACGCCCGCCGCCTTGCACTTGTGGGTTACCCATAACATAAGCGGGAATACCACTAATATCATCGGCCAACTTGTAAAAATATGAAGCACCTTCGAGTAGGTTATTTACATGATTTGGAATATCATGGAAATGAAACGCAGGCTGGCCACCGCCCATTCCTGATAAATCAGGTGTCGTATGATGCAACGAATAAGGGCTTACTTCACTTGGCTTATCATCATCACCCAAACGACTTGTATCTACTTCACCAAGAGGCCCAGAAGAATAAGCTGCATTTTTAAGTGATGCACGAATAAAAGAATTATAAGAGCGTTCAACGTCAAACAAAAGACTAATTACACTCTCACCCCAAAATGATCCATTATTCTTCTTGTAAGAAGTACCATATATCGGGCGCAACCCTGTCGGATGTGGGTTAAGAACTGCTTTAATGCAGTAGTTAGCTACTGTCCAAACCTCACACTCATACTGTCGCTGTGGGTCATCAACTAATACACCATGTTCTAAAAGATGACTTCCCTTAATTTTACCATTGTAGATTATTGTATCAATAGTACGAGTTTCAAGTAACGGTGTTTCACGATACTCTAATCTACGACGTTCAGAATCTTCAGTAGTACGCTCGATATAACCATGCTCATACCGCTCAAGTATGAAGCGAATAGCATCATCACGAAATCCCGGCACACCGATGGCCGAGTAAAGAGTTTCAGGTGTTAAACGAGCACGCTCAATAAAGTAATGCCCGTTTTGTGTAGTGGTACTATCCGGCGAAGGAAAGGCATCAAACGGATCAATACGACGAAGTTTCATTAGTGGTTTATCAACCACTGTCGTTTTATTCTGATCCCAAACTATTTGCTTAACGTTCTCAATAATGGGCGCTCTAACAAGCGCAGTAAGGAAAACCATTAAATCTTCAGTGAACTCTCCAAATACACTTCTCCAACCACCCTCTAATAGTTGCTCATTAATAAGATGCTCCATATTCTCGCACGCGTGTTGCGCATCGTCTTGAGCATCTTGGTAAGCAGCATCTTTTAAATCCCTTGCACGAAGCTTGACTTGGTTAACATCAGCCATTCCAAGCTGTTGAATCTCAGCTTCTAACTGCTGTACAATCTGTTCCTTCATCCAATCCGGTAGTTCCGGCAATGGTGTAGGTGAAATAGTCCACGGTTTGTCTTGTGCATTGAGCAGAATATCATTAATCCACGCCGCACCAGCACGAGCTTTTAGTGCTGATAACCCCACAAATACATCAACGGACTCAAAAAGAGCAATTTCTTCTGGCGTATACTGCATACGCATACTACGCATACAACGAAGTAACTTATCCTCTACATTCAACCTACGGCGATGAAATAATGCGTCACTAAACCTATCTCGCACATAACGAGCTAAAGTATCTTCGATTTCTGTTGTTACGGCTTCATCAGACGAGGAAACGGGGAGGAACGTATCCTTCCCCGAATCCATTACCGCACTATTGTCAAGCATTGCCATTAGCTATTAGCAGCCTGTACATTACTAGCATGCACTGCGTCTGCAAACTCACGAGCCGCAGCGCGCTCTTCTAGCGTCGGATCACGATTTTCGTCCACAATCTTTTGACAGAACGCCTGCCACTTAGCTTCAAGTGCTTTAAACTCAGCAGTATCAGTCTGTGCAGTCATAACTGCGTTACCAATCATAGCAACAAGGCCACCAATAGCCGGATTCGCTGTACCTAACGCAGCAAGTGCAAGTTGTAACCATGCTTGGAAGTTCATTGCTTACCTCCATTTGCTTCTATGTTAACTTTCTTTAAAGCTTCAATGTCCAATTTAGCTTTATCATTCTTCACTGGATCAGTATTAGCAGCTTCATCAGCAGCTACAGCAGCATCATAAGCTTTCGTATCCGCAGCAAGTACTTTAGCTGCAATATCCGGCGTCTTGCATAACGCTGTCGGTGGTTTAGTACACCACGGCAAGCGCAAATAATCACCAGCCACCGTACCAGCTAACCCATAAGCTACAAGAGCTTCGACACCAGCGGTCTTCGGCGTATTCGGCGTCGGAAGCACAGCTTGTTTTCCACAAGCACTTAAAACCAAACACAAACTAATTACTAAAATCTTCATCATAAATCTCCTAAATTCGTCCTAATAGGAATAAGACTAGGACAACCATAAGAACCAAACCTAGCCCCCCACCTAGATATGGACCGCCACCATAAAAACCTGTGGGTACACCACCAAGCAGTATAACGATCAAAAGGATTAGAAGAACTGTTCCTAAACTCATAAAAACCTCACTTCAAGTAATGAACTACTACAGCAACTGCCGCAATAACTAACCCTGCTAATGCCGTAATCGCCACCCATGATGCACTCTTTCCAGTTACTGTTCCATCTGCTGTGTACACGCGCCCTGAAATTTCAGTAACTCGTTCTCTAAGTGCCTCAACTTCATCCTTAGTCGCAACATTACTGCGCAGTTCATTAAGTAAAGATAAACGCCCTTTTAGTTCTTTTGTTGCTTCCTTCAACGCAATTTGTTGTGCTTTAAATCGCTGTTCATAACGCTTATCGCGCTCGTCCATTATATGCGTAATAAAGTCTCGCAACGCTACTGTCTCACTTCTCGGCATCTGGTTCTGCCTTAACAACTACTTTCTCTTCTGGCTTAAGTGTAACTGTACTAGTTGCTGCTCCTAAAACCGGTGCTAATGCATCTTGGGCTTTTGCTGCGGTAGAAGAAAGTGTACTAATTGTAGCGTCCTTTGTTCTATTAGCGACCGAAGCTCCAAAAAAGAAAGATGCGATCATAATGAAAACTGTTTGGAACATTGTCTGTTGTTGTCCTATAGCGGCTTGACTACTCTCAGGAACTACAACGAAATATGGAAGTAGTGTCTGTGCTGCAACTATCAACGTAACCGCTATAGCTAAAAACCCACCAATAAAATTCATCCAAGTAGAAGTAAACTGATTAGTAGGGGCGGCAGCTTCACTCATTTAACTCTTCTCTTCCTCAACAAACTTAGTTTGTGCAGCAGCCCAACTTATTAATGTGCGTAATTCTACAAGAAACTTAGCCAATAGTTGTTTTCTCTCACTCGGTAAATCTCGATAGTTCCCTATCCATTCGCTCCCAATCTTCGCTTCTATCGCCGTTCCAACAATCTTGAAGACCCTCGACTTTAGCGAGATAAATTGCTTTGTCTTCACTTCGTCCTTGGCTAAAAGTTGTTCTAGAAGCTGTAAGGCTTCTTGCCGCTCTTTTAAAATACTCTGAAAGCGATAAAAGTCTTCGTGTCCCGGCATGTCCGTTTGTTGAGAACGTTCGAGTAAATCCTTCACCCTCGCCGTTAAAGTATGTATATGCTCTGCCATCCATTAGAACGCCTTCTATTTGCAGTGGTCACGAAGTTGATTAAGTTCTACACGTACTTGCTTTGAATCTTCCCACGATCTACTTGACTCACTCGTTAATGTGGCAAGCCTATCTGATAAATACCAATCACTCACTAATACAGTTGTAAGTAACCCTACAACAAACTGCCACCGGGCAATAAACTGCTCTTCCTTCATCATACTTTAAATTCATCTAGCACATTACCCGAACAAATTCGTAAAGCTGTTTCTTCTGCACGAGCACCGACTTGTAATGTATAAGGTGTTATATGCCCCTTAAGGTTTATAAGAATATGGTACGCTGCTTCATCCCACTTCTGCATATTAACGTAGTTAATAAATGGAACAAAAGTAGCTAATTTAGTGGCGCCTAAATTAAAAGCTAATTGAATTAGTGCCTCTTTACGCACAATATCAAAAGAATCTAGCGCTGGGAAAAAATTTAATGCATCTCCATATGCAATCTGTAACCGCATCGCCAACCAATCATACATTGTCTCTTCAGTAATATCAGGATCACCGAAGTTAACACCGTCATGTTGGCCTATACCTTGTGTTGCAAACCCACGACTATCTGCATATACAGAAAGTGACTTACCCTCATAACGCGGCATATCCGCATTCATTTGAGGGCTAGAGAAATACATCACTAACCTACCAAGTCCATAAGACTTTCGACGTATACTACACTATCCGCATCAGTGAAGAGTGTGGTCCAATTAGTACCTGAAGGAATCTGATGCGTCACATTCTTAGCATTAATAAACTCTTGTGTGCTAGGCACAAACGCCGTATTAGTCGTCGGCACAGTACCTGTAACTAATGAAAGGGAGAGCATAAGCACAGTAGTAACAGCACCTACACTAGTCACTAAATTCTCCCCACCAGAACTTGTACCAACGTATACATCGTACCCAGTAGCGCCAGTAACAGCGGCCCAATTAACTGTAAGAGTTGAAGTGTCGGCAATAGTACCAGCAACTACAATACTAACCTCGTTAGAGCCTGTCGTATGTCCCTGCGCATTCTTAGCTACAACCTTAATGTAATAAGTATCATCAGCAATAGTACCGCCTGAATGCGCCGTAGCCGCAGCCGATTGTACCGGCGGAGATAAGAAACCATTGTATTTATTAACTGAGAAAATACCTACATCTTGAATACTATATCCTGATGCTCCGATCACGTCTATCGGAGATTCAAGTAGCGTATAAATAAATGCTGCTACAGAACCATAGTTGGAGAATGTAAGAGTGCTCGCATCTACAAAACGATTAAGCTTATCAAAATTAACTACGATAGGCTTTTGTGCGCCTGTTTCAGTAAACACACCAAAAACCGGCCCACTATTCATCCCCTGCCTACCTGCACCTGCTACGAGGTTACGAAAGTCACCTTCAATAACAAACGTTGCCGGTGTAACTCCCTCATTAACATATACTGCACTCGTAGTAGCGTTAACTACTGCGAATAGTACTTGCTCAAGGTTTAGTACTCGTGTAACTCCACTGACTGCTACTGTTACTACGTTATTACTTAAGTTCTCAAGAGACACTGGGGTAACTCCTCTGGACGTGGCTAAGCCGCCCTAGGAGGGCAGCGGTAAGGGAAATGGATCGAGTGCGGATCACGGTAGCAGCCTGTGTGTCGCGTTGCGCGGCGGTCTGCATCGTGCGGGAACGCCTTCGGCGAACCGAAAGCAGCACCGTATGCTGTTGGGGCAGGCTGAATACCACACTTGCGGAGCAATTGCAAGCACTTTTTTTCGAGGCAAAACAAAACCCCCGGTTGTCCGGGGGTAGTAGGGTACTGAACCTTGTCGTTGTTACTAGCGCTGTTGCCACTTTTCTTGGGGAATGTTTGTGTGCGTTCTATTGTACCCATTGCGCTTGTTGCTTCGCAGCAATAAGCAGTCTTACCCACACCGCAGCGGCGGCTTGAGTCGTAAGCTAGCACAGCGATAGCGCTCTTGTCAAGCATATCGAAACTTCTTCTGCTCTTTGACTTCTACCGGCCTGACTATGCCATACCCACCGTGCTTAACGTAGTGGCAGATGTATTGCAGCGAGTCCATCACATCAGAGTACGGATGGCTCTTAACTGGCTCTTCCTTGAACATCCCTTTGTGCGCTTGTCCTTGCAACTCTTGGTAGAAGTACCCCCCCGCGAACGCTTCCCGCATCACTGTTAACGCCGGGTCCAAGAGCAGTTTATGTCTGTCGAGGAACCAATCTACTGCTTCTTTACGTGCTAGAAACTTGTTGGTGTATGCGGGCTTACAACTTATCCCGGCATCATGTAGCAACATGTACGGCGTCCGCTTGTCAATACCAGAGCGCCGTGCGCTAGGGTCCCCTACCGCTTGTATCTTAAACCCCATGTATTTCTTCTGTAGCAGCGGCACTACGTAACTACTCACAAACTCCTCGAAGCTCTCGTCATCAGCATGTATGGCTTCTAATACCGGCAACTGCCCACCCGGCAGAAGCTGCGCAACCACACATGCAGGGTGTAACTCCCAGTCGAAACCAAGTATAATCGGCAGCCCCCTGCGCGCTGCAAGAGGCTTCGTAGATACATGCAACTTTTCTGTAAATTGCGGGAATACTGGCTTGCCTTGTCTTGAAATCCCTCGCTCAAGTCCTAATTCAACTCTCAGAATATCGTCTTTACCACCGATAAGCTGGCGCTCATAATACTTGGCTGGTAAGTATCTTAAATTTTCTGCATCAGGGTTAACCAGCCATTTGCCCTCGGCCTTACCTTCGCCTTTCTCCCAGTAAATCGCCGGGGGTTGCTCATAGAGCTTATGCCCCTCAGGGACCTGCCCCTTATCGAACATATCAAAAAGCCAGTGTGTAGTAGCCCATGCGTTAGTATCTGCAATAATACCACTCCACGTCGCTCCCATAAACCCCTCGTCGGGTTTCTTATCAGGAAAACGACCCACGCGCTCCTTACATGTTAGAAAGATTGTCTCGTCGCAGTACCGTACCTCATTAATAAAGATACCTGTAAACTCAATTGATTTGAGCTTCTTTACATCATCTGGTTGGTCAAGAGCTAGGAATATAAACTCTGCTTCTACAAAACTACCGTCTGGTAGCTGTTCTTTAAACACACCAGTAAACGGCGGTTGCATATTAACATGACACTGCTCGTCTGGTATCCATGTCTGGAATGTCTTAAGCGTAGTATTCTTTAATTCCGGGTAGGTCGCACGTACTACACCCCAACGCGTGCGCCTAATCCCTCTATAAGCTTCTTGTGTAATAGACTTAGCAACC